GGTTAAGCGACCTCGTTCAAAAAAACGCGTTTCACTTTTTTACAAATCTTTACAAATGAAAATCGAAAGCATCAAGGTCGCGGACCTGTCGCTCGACCCGTCGAACGTCCGCAGACACTCGCGCCGGAACCTCGACGCGATCAAGGCGTCGCTCCGCAAATTCGGGCAGCAGAAGCCGATCGTGATCGACGCGAAGGGGATCGTTCTTGCAGGAAACGGCACGCTTACGGCAGCACAGGAACTCGGCTGGACCGAGATCAGCGCGACGAGAACCGAGCTGACCGGCGTCGAGGCGACCGCGTTCGCCATCGCGGACAACCGGACGGCGGAGCTGGCGGAATGGGACGACAAGCTCGTCGAGGTCATCAACTCACTTCTCGCGGCAGGCGTTGACGGCAACGACATCGGATTCAGCCAGATGGAGATCGACGACATGGCGCAAGCAGACGCCATCGCAGATGAGGCCGACGAGATCATCCACGAACAAAGCGTGCAGGTGGAGCCGAGCAAAGAATACCTGATCATCCTCGCAAGCGACGACGCTGAATGGGATGAGATGATCGCATACTTCGATCTAAAAAAGGTTCGCCGGGGAGGCTACGCGGTAGGGTCGGCTTTCGATGCGGTCGGGATCGAGCGCGTCCTGCCTTTCAAAAGGATCAAAAAATGATCATCGCGATACCGAGCAAAGGGCGCGCAGGTGAAACGAAAACCGACAAGATTCTGAAGTCGGGAGTGCTTTTCGTTCCCGAGTCCGAAGCGAATCAATACCGGAGGACGAGCAAAAATGTCGTCGCCGTTCCTGACGAAGTAAAGGGAATCACGAAGACACGGAACTGGATTCTAAAAAACTGCGGATCGAACAGGGTCGTGTTCGTCGATGATGACGTAAAAGCGCAGGGCTGGAAAAAGCTTTACGAGACGAAGGCGAAGGACAAGGCGTTGACCGGCGAACAATGGATCGGAGAGTTCGAGAAACTGTTCGACCTAACGGAGCAACTTAACTACAAAATATGGGGCGTTTCGACAGATGGGGCACTCAGATCCGTTTACCCTTACAAACCATTTTTGTTTCGGAGCTACGTCACGGCATCGTGCATGGGAATCATCAACGACGGAACGTACTACTTCGACGAAGAATTTCCGGTCAAAGAGGATTACGAAATTTGCCTGCGTCACATAAAAGAGCGCGGTGGGATTCTGTGCTGCCGATATATTTACTGGGCAAATTCCCATTGGGTCGATGACGGCGGATGCAAATCATACCGGACGCAAAAGATGGAAGCGGAATGCATCAAGAAACTGGTGCAAAAATATCCCGGATACATTCGGAAAATAGTTCGAGGCGGATCGGAGTTTTCGATCTCGCTGAACTTCTGAAATGGAAACGGAAAGCAAATCACCCTCCGAACTCCTCGCCCGCCGAAACCTTCAGAACATCGCGGTCAAGCTCAAGGCGGGCAAGACCATGACGGCTGCGGATCGCAAGGCGATGATCGAGTTTCAGTCCGAGCAGTCGGACGGCTGGGTCAAGGACACGACGACGCTCGCGAAGGAACTCGGCCTTTCCCGGCAGGCGATCTATGACGCGCGCGCTCGCTTCCCAAACGCGCCTGCGAAGCACGAAGACGGTCGCCGGGAGAACCTCGTCGCGTGGCAGCAGTTCTGCGCGGAGAACGTGATCGGCAAGGACACGGCGACGAAAAACCTCGCCGAACTCAAAGCCGAGTTGATGCGAGAGCAGATCCGGCTCGCCCGAGCGAAGAACGAGCGCGAGGCCGGGGAAGTCATCGCGAAGGAAGTCGTGGACGATATGCTCGCGACCTTGTCGCAGAAGCTCGACCTACTCCTGCGGCTCAAGCTCGAAGTCGAACTCGGGCAACGTGTGATCGGGAAGAACGCAGCCGAGGTCAACGTCGAGGGCGGGGTGATCCTCGATGAGATCCGCGAGGTCATCAACTCGAACATCGCTCTCTATCAGGGCGGAATGGTTGCAACGAGCGCGCGGGTCTCGGACGACGAGCCATGACCCACGTTCAAGTCATTTGCTTTTTCTACAACGAGGAGACGCTCGCGCGCCTGTTCGTTCAGCACTACGCGTGGGCCGACGAGATCCTCGCGGTCGTCTCGCGATCTAGCGACCGCACCCGCGAGTGCCTCGAAGCTGCGCGCAACGTGCGCGTCATCGACTTCGAGTTCCCGGCTGGCATGGACGATCAGATCAAGACGGACAAGGTCAACGCGTTGCTTGCCGAGCCGTCGCGGTTTGCGTGGAAGATCGTCGTAGACGCGGACGAATTCATCTGGCCGAGCCGCTGCGGAAGTCCGCAAGAGTACCTCGCAAGCGTGCCCGAGGGCGTCACGGTGGTCGAGGCTCGGATGCGGAACGTGTTCCGGCATCACTCGGAGCGCGACCTCGACCTCGATCAGCCTCCCGTCCCGCAGCGTCGATTTGGCGATCCTGACTACCGCTCGCCGGAGAACATCATGTATCAAAAGCCAATTGTGATCCGCGCCGACCGGGGCATCCGTCTCGACCTCGGGAACCATCGGCAATCCGGCGGAACCTTCGACCATGAGTTTTGGTTTGCAGGCGTCCACTGGCAAAACGCCGACCCATCGTTCGCAGTGCTTCGGCGCACGCGAGACCGTCGAGACCGGCAAAGCGAGGCGAACCTGCGCGGAGGCTACGGCATCCAGCACCACCGAGTGACAGAGGAACAAATTCTCGCGCTCTGCGATGCAAGGCGCAACTGTCCGCAGATCATCAGAACTTGAAGAAACAGAATGAAACCATTCCTATCGATTACCCAGCTCACGTCGGGCGACACGAGCCAGCTTCCAGAACACGAGGACATTCGCGGCTGGAACAGCGACGACCCGATCTTCGACGAACTTGTCGAACTGCTCGCACCGAAAACCATCATTGAAGTCGGTTCGTGGAAGGGCCGGAGCGCAATTCACTTCGCGAAGGCGACCGAGCGCTTCGCGAGCGACATTGTTTGCGTGGACACATGGCTCGGAGGAATTGATCACGTCCTCGCGAGCGGATCGGAAAATGACCGACTCCTCGACTCGGTCGGATGCCCGAGGCTCTATCACCAGTTCATCCGCAATTTCAAGGGCTCGCCGCACGCGCAGCGCGTTTATCCGATCCAGAATACCAGCGTCAACGGGGCGAGAATCTTGCGGCATCACAAGGTGTGCGCCGAACTTGTTTACATCGACGGCTCGCACGAATACGCGGACGTCTATGACGACTTGTGCGCTTTCTGGCCGCTCGTGGCTTCCAGCGGGATCATGTTCGGCGATGACGTTGGATTCCCCGGCGTCGGTCCTGCCGTGATCCGTTTTACTATGGAACGGGATCTGAAGTTCAGCGTCGTCAGGAATAACTTCTGGCTGATCAAAAAAACACCATGACCGAGACCCAAAAATGAAAACTAAGCGCAAACAAGGCGATGTGGTTCACTGCAACGCAATCGCCGACCGAGGCGGGCATTTGATCGCCACACTTGACCGCGATCAAGCAAGCCTAAAGCTCCTGACCTATTATCACGCGACGCGACGCAACGCGAAAGGCATTTGCGTTTCCCGTGGGGGGCAATCCGCTTCTGTCTGGGATTGCGTAGTCGTTGGAGGAAAATTGGACGGAACTTTTTGTGAGTTGGCGTTTTACGAGCCTGCCTCCGACTTATGACCGAGACCCAGCGACGCCTCACAGCGTTCAAGCTCCCGAAGCGCGACCGCTCGCCGATCTACGACTGGGCGCGCCGGAACATTGTCCTGCCTGAGTCCTACGCGACGCCGGGACCGTTCAACGTGCGGCTGAGTCCGTGGCTGGTCCCGATCTTCGACGCGCTCCAGAACCCGCTAATTCGGCGAGTCCATTTCCGAAAAGCGGTGCAAATCGGCGGAACGCTCGTCGCCGACATCTGGGTACCGTGGCTGATTTGCAACGACGCGGGACCGATCTCGTGGACGATGCAGACCGACGAGATGATCGACCGGCACGCGAAGTCCCGGCTGAATCCGATCTTCGAGGCGTGCAAGCCGGTCGCTCGGATGCTCCCGAGGGCAGGACCGCAGCGCACGACAACCGAGATCTACTTTGGCGGATTCTTTTTCATCCTCAACCCGGCGAACCTTTCGTCGCAGCAGTCGCAGTCGATCCGGTACAAGATCAACGACGAGATCTGGCTCCCGAAGTGGCAAGACGTGTACGGTCACGCCGTCGCTCGCGTCAGTCGCTTCGAGGAGGTGGGGCGCTCGAAAATCTACAACACGTCGCAGGCTCCGGTCATGGACATCGAGACCGGCAACGTCGAGGACACGTCATTCCGGCAGGGCAATCAGCAAGAGTGGTCTGCCGAGTGCCCGTCGTGCCGCAAGGTTCACCCGGTCGCGTTCTCGCTCGGGCGCAACGAGGAGACGAAGATTCGCTCGGGCGTCGTTTGGGACGTCGAGGCGAAGCGGGACGACGACACGATTGACGTCGCGCGCGCGGTCGAGTCCTGCCGCTTCCGTTGCCATTGCGGCCACGAGACGCCGGACAGCGACGGGACCCGCAACGCGTGGAAAAAGACCGGCCGCTACGTTCCTCTGCGCCCGGACGCGCCCGCCGAGTTCTCATCCTTCCGCGTGGAGTCGCTCGTCTCGCGTCCGATGCGCCTGCTCGTCGA